CTGTTTTTTTGTAAGTGGAGTAGATATTGTTATCCCACTATAAACCCAATTCGGCATTTTTATTTAATTTTAATTGATTTATAATTATATCACTGGTATTGTTTGTAGTTCTGAAATTGTAGTTTGTATTGATCCACCATCATTTCCCTCATCATCCATCATAGGTATTAACCAATGTCTATTATCTAAACAAATTGCTATCGGTTTTTTATACCACATATTTTCTTCCATCTCATCATCTCCAATATATTCTACTTTTGTTATTGTTTTCCCAACTAAATGTTTTGATATTAATTCAGTCCAGTATTTTTCTACCTCTTGTTTACTATAATTTTTCATTTTATTTAATTTTAATTTTTTTTATATAATACATAAGTATCGTTAAGTACATCTATCATGTCTTTTTTGTGTTTACTTTCTATCAGTGTTTTAATTAACCACTCTAACTCTCCATAAGGATCACAACAATCTTCTCTAAACCACTTAACATAATTATCTATTTTATCATCTATATCTACTTCAGTATAAGTATTGTTTTGTAGATACTCTTTTGTATCTTGTTCGTTATTTATTATACTCATTTTATTTATTTTTATTTATTAATTTTTCTAATGTAACTATTATTATATCTACCATTTCTCCATCAGATATATAGTCGGTACTTTCACTATCTTTTGAATATTTAGGATTTTTAATAAACTTAATTAGTTTTTCAATTTCTTTTTCTATCATTTTATTTTATTTTTAGTTAATTTATTTATTGTCTTATGGATATATTTCATCCATTCTGTATAACTTTTGTTGGTATTAGTACCAACTTTTTTAAGTCTCATAGGTTTTAATTTTTTACTCATCACAAAACTCTTTAAAGTCCTCAACACTTCCATTAAACACCTCTTTGTTATCAAAGTTATATACTTTTACTTTTATTCCATGACTACTACTTCCCTCGATAATATACTCAAAATCCTCCCATGTTCTTTTTGTGTTAGGGTTTTGAACATATATATTTCCAATTCCATCTTTAAATTCTGAAATAAGTTCAGCCCCCAAACAACCCATTCCGTTGTTTACTTTTTCGTTCATGTCTCCCATTCCAAATCCGTTTGTAATTCTTCTGTTTTCTAAAAAGTCGGATAGTTCTTTTCCATGTCCACTTGGATAACCATCATATTGTCTATACATACAAACAATATTGTCTTTTTTAATTCTGTTGTCTTCTCCTTTGTAGGTTTCTATAACCTTTGTTAATGATCTTGTTCCCATTTTATTTAATTTTAATTGATTAATATTCTAACTATATAATACTTCGTGTCCCTCTCCATTTTCACAACCCAGTAATATGTATATATATTCTGTGTCTAAAAATTCCTCTATTGTTGGGGGTTCTTCTGTCCCCCAGTCGTTTTGGATTTCATATTTATATCTGTCGTATAATTCTGTTATTTCATTTATGTCGTTGAAATATACTTCTTGTGTATTTTCATCTGTGTTTAAATAACCTATACTTAACAAAGGATCTAAATATGTTCCAATCGGTTTTGTAAATTCGTTTAGTTTAATTTCTGTTTTCATTTTATTTAATTTTTTACAAATGTATATAAATATTTTAATATAAGTCCAGTTTTTGTTTAATTATTTTTTACATTGTGTATATTACTTCAAGTAATTTGAATAAAAAATACCCAAAAATTAGTAAAAATACACTCATTCCTACTCCAAAAATTACAGCTTCTTTTATAAGTTTTGGTAAATTTTTCTTAAACTTTTCCCAGTCCTTTTGATCTTTTTTAGTCCAGTCTAATTCGTTTACTATTTTATCGGACTTTTCTTTGTCTGATAATCTGTTCCATTGATTTAATTTATCTACTCTTGTCATTTTATTTAATTTTTAATCGTTAATATAATTTTCTAATTCCTCAACCCCATATCCTACTAAATATGTTCTTTTATCTTCTACTAAATCGTGTATCATTTCTATTCTTCCTACATTTTCTAATTCCTCTATCTTATAATCAAAAGAAAACCAACCTATATAATCGGTTTGTAAATCTTTATAGTTTAGATTGTTTAGTTCTTTTTCGTATTTTTCAAGATATGTTTCTCTTAAAATTTTATGATAATCTTCATTATCTAAATAATACTTTATTCGTTCTAATTTTATATACATAATTTATTTATTTTTTTGATTTATAATTCTTTGTCTTTCGATATATAAACTATCTAATTGATAGTTATGTTCGTTCCACAAATCATCTACTTTTTTGTCTATTTTTATTAGTTGTGTTTGTTGTTGTGTCGTAAGGTTTCCCACTCCACATGATGTCAGGAATATACTTCCCACGATCAAAAATTTTATTTTTTTCATTTTATTTAATTTTAATTTAGTTTATATTCTTTTATATTATCTTCTATAAGTTTTTCTTTTACTTCTTGTAAAGTCCATTTATACCCCTCTTCCTCAAAAAACTCTTTATAAAATTGTAAAAATTTTAGTGTATATATCATTTTATTTAATTTTAATTGTATAATGTTCTCCCATTGGACTATCATGATGGGAAATTTTTACTTTATATTCTTTGTCTTTTACTTTTTCTATTTCATAACTTAAATCACAATCAGGAATAATCTTATAAAATATATCCTCTCCCCTTTCAAGAGTAAATTCTTTCCACCCAGTTAGGTTTCTCCACCCCATATTTTTTCCCTCTACATAAACCTCACAATCTACATAATCCATAAACTCTTCATTCATATCGTATAAAAATTGTTCTTTATGTGTTTCCCATAACCATTCATCATTATAAAAATGATCTTCGATTTCTTTATCAGTTACACTCTCCACTTTTCTATCTTCGTCCCATAATATACTCACAAGAAATTCTTGTTTGTTTTCTTTGAAAAAGTCAATTTCATCTTGTAAAAATTCACTTTGATCGTATTGTGTTTTCCAGTTTTCCATAATTTTATTTATTTAAGTTTTTAAAATTTTTATAGTTGTTTTCAAATGTCTCTAAATTTTGATAGTATTCTTTAAAGTACATGTGTTTAATATTTACTGGTATTTGATTTTTATTTAACCATATTAACCAGTCTTCAAAATGATAAATTTTTGTTTCCATGATTTATTTATTTAAGTTAGTTAATTTATATTCTTTTGTCTCAATCTTTTTTTCGGTTTCTTGTTTACTTTCTCCTAAAAAGATATTTCTATATTTTCCAGTCGTTGAGGAATAGTCCCAGTAATTTTCATCTAAATACATTTTCCCATTCTTTCTCATACATATTATACTATCATAACTTTGAAAAATTGTCATTCCTTTTGTTTCAATGATAAATTGATTTTTAACTTCTTTACCACTATGTCCTATTATGTTTCTAATTTTTGGTATTTTCATTTTAAAAAGGTTTTGTTTTTCCATACATATATATATCCTCGATTTCATTGTAAAATTGTTCGGTTTGTTCTTTACTCATTTCAATATCATAACAATATGTTAGTTCTTTGTTCCATACTGATAACCAAATTGTTCTTGTCTGTTCGTTTACCCAAGTATCTAAATTGTATTGTTCGTTAATATAGTCGGATGTTCGTTCTAATTGTGTTAAATTCATAATTTTATATATTTATTTTATTTTGTAGTTTCTCAATATACTTTTCACTTTCTCTAATTGTTAAATAAATGTGTTGTTCCTCGTATATTATCTCGTTCTCGATTAACTCTTCAATGTGTGTTTCAAAGTCCTCTCTTAACTCGATATTGTGTTCAGTATATAACCACTCTTCAAAGTCCTTTAATTCTTGTTCTATCAAGTAATAATTTATTGTTGATGATAGTTCGGTTAAGTGTTTAACCATTTTTGTAAATTCTGTAATTTTCATAATTTTTTAATTTATATTAGTATTTGTTATTGACTGGGGGAAGTTTACCAGTGTAACTCTTTCGTTTACCTTATTCGTTATCTCCCCAGTTTCGGACAATATCAGTCCTCATCAGAATAACTATTTACTAACCTCAACAAACTCCAAGTTTTTAAATTCCTCTCTTAACTTTTCGTTAATCTGTTTTACTAATTTAATTTCACATTTTTCGTAAAATTGAATTTCCCATTGAGGGGTGTTTTTGTCTTTTCTCAATTCTTTTAATATTTTTTTACATTGTAATAAATTCATAATATTATATTTTAGTGTTTATATTCTTTTTATATTTCAATATCTAACTCCATACACAAATCCATTCCAAACCAGTAAACAAGATGATTTACTAATTTTTCGGTATTGTCGAAAGTCGTTTGTATCTCTCCAAAATGTTCCATTTCATAATCATTACAAATTCCAACTCCCTCAAGTTCTCCAATGTTATGAAGTTTTAACCACTGGGAAGCGTTGTAATATCCAATTATATAATAATCTTCGTTGAACATTGTGAAGTGATTTTGTTCATCTGTGTTAAACTCGTTGATGTGTTCTAATAGTTCTGTTCTTACTGAATTTTTCATAATTTAATTTTTTAATTTATTATTATTATTTGTTTAATTATTGTACAAATATAGTATAATTCTTTTTAATAAAACAAATGTTTTTAAGTTTTTTTTTGTCCCAGTATGAAAATAATTTTTAAGTCATTGATTTACAACAAGTTACAAGTAAAAAAATTTTGTGTTTTCTTGGTATTTTGTTTGTGTTCTGGGGTTTTCGTGGGGGTTTTATCCTTTGTTTGTGTGTGTTAAATCATCAATTTTAAACACTAAAACAGGGGGAAGGGGGAAGGGGGGAAGGGGGAACGAGGGAAACAAACCCACAACCAACCACAGGACAACAGGACAACCACCACCACCAACGAACAACAACCACCCCAACCAACCACCAACCAAAAAACGACAAAAAAACAGAACAAAAAAAATTAAAACAACACCCCCACCCCAAAAAAAATATGACTTTAGTTATGGGGGGTATGTGTGTGTGACCTATAATAACCCTCAACCCCAGTATATCTAATATTTTTTATTATCTTTGTAAAAAAAAGAAATCATGCATAGATCATACAAGACACTTATGGACATGGACGGTTTACGAGTAGAGAAAGGAAGATTAGTAAATGATCGCTTTCCTGCTGAAAGTGGAATCGCCAAAGCAGCTCGAATCAAAAGAGCAGTTAAGAACGACAGAAAAATAAATCAAATAGCTGAAGCTATAGAATTAGCTGAAGATATGAAAAACTTTAGACAGATTATATTTTAAGATATTCCCTTTGTTCCTGTTTGATTTGTAAAAGAGGTTAATCATTAAATTGATTGCCTCTTTTCGTTTTATATATAAACCCAACATCTTGATGTTATTTTATTTAAAAGTCAACATCACCTTAATTAACTCTATATCAATAACTTAGAGTTTACTGATGTTAAGATGTTAAGTTGAAGACCAAAAAACAGTAGTATAATAAATATATATATAAAGAAAAATATATATTTTAAAAAGCTGTTCAAAAGTAAACACCTCAACATTTATATTAATTATATTTTTTTATATATTTGTCGCATAATTAAATTTAATACAAATGAACGAACAGGGCTATATCGCAAAAGACCTATCTTTTGGTGAAGAGGGTCGAGACAAACTAATCTCAGGAATCACAAAAATTTCAAACGCAGTTAAATCAACTCTGGGTCCCAGAGGGAAAACTGTAATCATTGAATCTCCCGGACATACTCACGGATTAACAGTTACTAAAGACGGAGTTACTGTAGCTAAATCTATAGACTTGTTTGATCCGGTTGAAAACATTGCTGTTAGAATGATGAAACAAGCTGCTAACAAAACAGCTTCTATGGCGGGAGATGGAACAACTACTGCTATTGTTTTAACTGAAGCTATTGTAAAGGCAGGTGTAAAACACATAACAGAAAGTAATAACTCAACTGAAGTTGTGAGAAAGGTAAAATCAAAAGTTGATGATATAATAAAAGAGTTAACTAAGAAAGCCAGAAAAGTTAACGGTAAGAAACTATTAGACGTTGCAACTATATCCGCAAACAATGATAAGGAGCTTGGTGATATTATATCTAAAGCATATAAAGAAGTTGGAGCTAATGGAATTGTAACGGTTGAAAAATCTCAAACATCAGAAACTTATGCGGAGATTACTAATGGTATTAAAATAGACAGAGGTTATTCATCTCCATTATTTATTAATAACCATAAAAAAGATGAGTGTATTATGGAGGGTGTTAAGATTTTAGTTTGTGATAGCGAGATTACTAATATTCTTCAAATTGAAAATGTTTTAAAAGATGTTATTAATAAAGGAGAAAAGTTATTAATCATAGCAAGCTGTAGTCAAAACATGATAAATACTTTAGCAGCCAATGTAGTTAAGAACGGATTAAAGTTTTGTAATGTACCTCCACCGAGCTTTGGATACAAGCAGCATGAGCTGATGCAGGATATTGCGATGGCCGTGGGAGCAACATACTTTTCAGAAAAGACTGGAGATGATTTATCTCTAATACTTCCAAAAGACTTAGGACACGCAGATAGAATAGTAGTAGGAAAAGATTCTACAGTTGTTATAACAAATAAAGAAATGACTGGAGAGATGTTAGATAGAGTTGCTGAGTTAAAAGAACAGCAAATAAGAACTAAAATAAAAGGAGATAGAGATTTTATAAACGAGAGAATAGCAAGTTTAGTTGGAGGGATAGGGTGT